GTTGAGAAGTATTGGTTTTACCGATACTTCTTGATTTATTTTAATAATGAAAAAATGTTAAAAATAATAATAAAAATGCTTGACATAGTGTACCCCCTATGATATTATAATCATGTAAGGAGGTGATACCAATGTCAAAGAAAAAAACAAAAAAAGAAAAGTCTGAAAGCAACATCAAGACTTGGCTGGTCAATGCGCTAACAGACTTATTCATCGGAATAATTCTTCTTATTCTCGATAAGCTTCTCAATTAATAAGAAGCATGGAGCAGGGCGAAAGCCCTGTTCCTATAATTTAATATATATCAAAAATATCAAGGAGTAAATAGTATGTTGCATAAATTAGGAATTTTTTTTATAGTAATGGGAATTATTAAGCTTGGAATATATCATGTTAAGAAAGTGAGGAAGGACAAATGCCAGTAGGAAACCCAAACCCACAGACGATTGCATCAAAGAAATATCACGAAAAAGTCGGAATTAAAGCTAAGACATACAAGCTGAAGGCTAGTCTTACAGATGCATTTGCTGCAAAGTGCAATGAAAAAGGTGAGAGTCAGGCATCCGTTCTTACACGTCTCATGAACATGTATATCAATGATGAGTTATAATTTATTGGAGGACTGGTATTAACCAGTCCTTTTTTACACGTAAAGGATAATGACATGGGTGCAATATATATAGATTTTGATTGTAGGAAAGCAAGAAAAGAACTGGAACAGATTAGTAGTAAGGCTGAGGTGGCTGTCAATAGAACTATTGGGGATTTTAAGAAAAGAGCTCCAGGCTGGATAGGTCAGGAGATTGTCAAAGAATACAATATCAAGAAGTCTGATATAGATACTCAGTCAAAGAAGTCTGTAGGCAGTATAAAAGGCAGTGGGGCGGGATTAGATACGCTCCAGATATCGTATAGTGGTAGGGTTCTCACACCTATTCACTTTTCAATGACCCCCAAAGTAAGACCAGATGGAAAAAAGAAATATAGAGTACGTATGAAAGTCAAAAAGTCACAGCGAAAAAAGGTTCTTGGCAATGGAGTGTTTCTTGCGCCAACAGGAAATGTATGGATTCCATTTCACAGGACGTCCGATAAGAGACTGCCTATCGAGGCTGTTAAGACTGTCTCAATTCCCCAGATGATTACGAATCAGAATGTTGAAAGATCTATTAAAGAACGCATGAATACTGAGCTGTGGAAGCGTTTGGAGCATCACATACAACAGTATTCTGATAGAAGCTAAGGTACTGTGAAACTAAAAAAATTTGCTTGCGGTGCTTGCGAGCCCAAAGAGCGTGTAATTTTTAAAAAATTTTTTCGAGGCATTTCGTTACGGACTGCCTCTTTTTTAAATTTTTGAATCGGAGAAATTTAGACTATGGAGGAATGAAATTGATAACAGAAAAAAGAAAAATTAAAGAATTGCATCCGGCGGAATACAATCCCAGAAAAAAGCTCAAAAAGGGTGATATTGAATATGAAAAAATCAAAGAAAGTATAGTTAAATTTGGGTGTGTAGACCCAATTATAATCAATAGCGATGGAACAATTATAGGTGGACATCAAAGATATACAGTGCTTTGCGACTTGGGTTATAAAGAGATTGAATGTGTGGTTGTTAATCTTGATAAGAATGATGAGAAAGCACTTAATATAGCACTTAATAAAATTACAGGTGCATGGGATGATGATGCACTAAAGAGTATTTTTCAGGAACTCAGTTTGGAAGATTATGATTTAAAATTAACGGGATTTGATAGCGATGAGATTGGTGAGATATTAGCGAATGAACTAGAACTAGAGGAGAGCTTTTGCGAAGATGATGTGCCAGAATTGACAATGCAGTCAATAACTAAAGAAGGGGATGTATGGCAACTTGGAGAGCATAGATTGATGTGTGGAGATGCAACAAGCTTAACAGCAGTTGAAAAATTGCTAGAAGGTAATAAGGTTGATTTGGTATTCACAGACCCACCATATGGAATGAAGAAAGAAAAGGATGGAGTTGCCAATGATAATTTGAATCGCAAGGATTTGCTTGAGTTTAATCAGCAGTGGATAGCATTAACATTTGTTTTTCTGAAAGATAATGGTAGTTGGTATTGCTGGGGGATAGATGAGCCGTTAATGGACATATATAGTAATATATTGAAGCCGATGATTGAGAGTCAGAAGATATCTTTTAGAAACCTTATAACATGGGATAAAGGAAGTGGACAAGGACAGAGGTCAGATAAATGTAGAATGTATGCTACAGCGGATGAAAAATGTCTTTTTGTAATGAACGGAATCCAAAGATTAAATAACAATTCTGAAAATTACAATGAAGAAAACGAAAGCATAAGAATATATCTTAAAAATGAAGCAGATAAAGTTGGCTTGACGGCAGCTAAGTTAAAAGATATATGTGGTGTTAGTATGTATAGTCATTGGTTTTCAAAAAGCCAATGGAATTTAATACCGAAAAAACACTACAACGAACTCCAAGAATATTATAAGGGTGCTTTTGAAAAACAGTACAGTGAGTTAGAAAAAGGAAGGGATTTATTAAAAGAGCATTTTTATGAACAAAGAGCGTACTTTGACAACACACATGACAATATGAATAGTGTATGGCATTTTGAGCGTACAAGTCAGCATGAACGTGAATCAACTGGAGGTCATGCCACACCGAAACCATTAGCTTTATGTAGAAGAGCAATAAAGACAATACATGTGAGGGGGGGGGTGTGTCTTAGATGTATTTGGTGGCTCTGGAAGTACATTAATAGCATGCGAGCAGTTGCATAGGAAAGCATATGTAATGGAGCTTGAACCAAGATGGTGTGATGTAATTATTAAACGCTGGGAAAGTATTACAGGAGAAAAAGCTGTTAGAATTAGTAATGAATAGGAAAGAGGGTGTGGAATGTGGCGGAAGAGTCAGTAAAAAAGAATCTTGTAAAAGTTGATGTGATTGCAAAGATATTTCAAATAACTGTTCGAAGAGTTCAGCAGCTAACTCAGGAAGGCATAATACATACCATATCTACAGTGGAAAATGGAAGAAAGGTAAAAAGATATGATTTGATACAAACAATCATGCAATATATTCAGTATCTGTCGGATAAAGCCAATGGAAAGGCAAAAAACGCAAGTACAGAAGAGAAAGAGGATGCCAAACTACAGGCTGAGGTTGATATAAAGACTGCAAAAGCCAAAATAGTACAGCTCAACCTCAAAGAGTTAGAGGGCAGACTACACGCAGCGGAAGATGTAGAGGCTATGACTACAGATTTAGTTTTATACGTTCGTTCGGCAGTGCTTTCCATTCCAGGGCAGGTTGCAGTTGATGTGGCAGAGGTTAGTGACCCTGCCGAAGTATCAAGCATTATCAGTGAGGTCGTTAATAATATACTGAAAGACCTATCAGATTATAGATATAATCCTGAAGAGTATCAACGTAGGGTCAGAGAGAGGCAGGGTTGGCTGTATGGCAGCAGCGAGGCAGAAAACGAAGAGACAGGTTGAACAGGCTTCAGTTGATGTTGAGATAGTTAATCTTAATCATACGATATCAAAGTCCATTGCTAATTTTAAGCCTCCAGAAAGGCTGACGGTAAGTGAATGGTCAGACAAATATCGTAGATTGTCAGCAGAAAACAGTGCTGAGGCAGGTCGGTGGAAAACAAGTCGAACCCCATACTTAAAAGAGATTATGGATGCCTTCACTGATCCGAAGGTACATAGGGTGGTTGTTACAGCATCATCTCAGGTTGGCAAGACAGAAATGGAAATGAATATGATGGGATATGTCATTGACAACGATCCAGGTCCCATGATGTTTGTAATGCCAACGGTTGATAATGCAAGAGATTTTTCAAAAAGGCGACTTGCGCCAATGATTAGAGATACAAGACGTATAAGGGATAAGGTTGCTAAGTCAAAGAGCCGGGATGGTGACAACACTGTTCTTAAAAAATCATATCCAGGAGGAATGCTCACTCTGACCGGTAGTAACTCTCCAGCATCACTTGCATCTGTTCCAGCCAGATATGTATTTGGAGATGAGCGAGACAGGTGGTCGGCTGATGCAGGGGGTGAGGGTGACCCTTGGGGACTGGTTGAAGCACGTACAGTAACTTTTTATAATTATAAGATGGTTGAGGTTTCAACTCCGACAATTAAAGGTGCCAGCGCAATAGAAAAGTCATTCTTTCTCGGAAGTCAGGAGTATTGGAGCGTTGAATGTCCGCACTGTCATGAATACCACTTTATAGAATTTAATAATATTAAGTTTGAATTCCATACTACTAAAGTACAGGGCAAGACCATGTACATTGTTGAGTCTGCTGACTATGTATGTCCTGCATGTGGCTGTTTAACTCCAGAGACAGTGATAAAGAAACAGCCGTACAAGTGGGTTGCAAAGAACCCGGAGGCATACAAGAATGGAATACGTTCTTTTTGGATTAATGCGTTTTCATCACCATGGGTAACATGGAAAACGATTGTTAGAAAGTTTTTAGAGGCGAAGGATGACCCACAAAAACTGAAAACAGTATATAACACGCTGTTTGGACAGTTGTGGGAAGATAGAGAGAGCATTGAAGGCGAAGATGAGATGCTTGACAGACTAGAAGATTATGGAGCAGAACTGCCAGATGGAGTATTGTGCCTTACATGTGGAGTCGATACGCAGGATAATAGACTGGAATATGAGGTGGTAGGTTATGGATTCCATGAAGAAAACTGGGGGATAGAAAAGGGAATTATCATGGGCGACCCTCATGATGATGAAACATGGGAGAAACTGGATTATGTTATTGACAGAGTGTATAGCTTTAAAGATGGCAAAGGATTAAAGATATCACTTACGTTCGTGGATTCTGGAGGACATAGAACACAGGAAGTCTATGAGCAGTGCGCAAAACGTCAGAATAAACGTGTTTTTGCCATAAAAGGTAAGGGTGGAGATGGAATTCCGTATACAAGGCCACCTACCAAGGTAGATATAGTACGAGAAGACCGGGTTGTTGGTAAAGCTTGGTTATATACATTAGGAGTTGATTCTGGAAAAGAGAGAATCATGTCTGGACTGAAGGTTAAAGAGGGTGCGAGAAAGTCGCACTTCCCTAAGGAGCCATCAAAAGGATATGATGCTCTCTTTTTTAGCGGCTTGCTGTCTGAAAAACTACAGCTTAAAGGTAACAAGTGGGAATGGGTTAAGCTTCCAGGACACCAAAGGAATGAGGCTCTGGACTGCCGAAACTATGCAAATGCAGCGGTTACAGTTTTAAAGCCTAATCTTTACGCCATCAATGAAAGACTTAAAGGTATAGAACACGAAGAGCCTAAAAAGGTAAGAGTAAGACCTAAGGCAAAAAAGAAAACCAGAGATATATATGATGATTGGTAGGTGATGATGTGGATAGAAAGGCAATTGAAGAAAAGCTTGAACGCAAGAAGAAAAGACTGGAGCTTTATTACGAGAAAGAAGCGGAGATGTTATCGCCTAAGTCGGTACAGTCATACGGCATAGGGAGCAGAAACGCATCACGATATCAGCTTGACCTTAAGAATCTGAGAGCACAGATAAAAGAGCTTGAAGATGAGGTAGATGAGCTTCAGGGTATGTTATCAAATAATAAACCAAGGCGTGCAGTGGCAATCGTGCCACACGATTGGTAGGAAGGAGACATATGGAGGAAACCAGCTTACTAGGATATTCTACTAAAGGGTATGGAGCGGCAGTCGCAAGCCACTCTAAAAGAGCTTTAAAAGGGTTTAAAGCTATGTCGGGCAGTCCAAAAGAGGACATTGATTATAACAACTATACACTAAGACAGCGTGGAAGAATGCTCTATATGAGTGCTCCGATAGCAACCTCGGCAGTTAAGACCAATAGAACTAATACAATAGGTCTTGGATTAAAGCTTAATCCGAGGATTGACTATAATCTGCTTGGTATCAGTAAAGAAACGGCAAAAGAGTGGGAAGCTAGAACAAAAGCAGAATTTAGACTTTGGGCGACTAAAAAGGAGAACTGCGATGCAATAGGAGTTAATGACTTCTACGCTATGCAGCAGTTGGCATTCAATTCATGGCTCATGAGTGGAGATGTGTTTGGACTTATCAAATGGAAAAAAACAACTCTCCTTAATCCGTATGCACTTAGAATTCACATAATTGAAGCAGACAGATGTTCAACCCCTTCTAATGCTGGGGGATATGTGTTTGCTCAAACTGAGGGCAAAGCGAAGAATGGGAATAGAATACATGATGGCGTAGAGGTTGATGCGAATGGAGGTATAGTAGCATATTATATCCGCAATACATATCCATATGAACTTACTATGGATGTAACGCAATGGGTAAGAGTAGCAGCAATGGATGAAAAGACAGGCCTTCCTAATGTTATTCATGTGATGAACTCGGAAAGACCTGACCAATACAGGGGCGTGACATATCTTGCGCCTGTAATTGAAGCTATATTGCAGATAAGGCGATACAGTGAAAGTGAGTTAACAGCAGCTATAGTTGAAAGCTTTTTCACGGCATTTGTAACAACAGAGGCAAAGAAAGAAGATGTTCCATTTAATGATGTTAAACCGGAAGATACTGTTGATTTAGATGAAGATGATAATGAGTACTCAATGGGACCGGGGCAGATGAATATTATGAAGCCGGGAGAGAACATTACGTTTGCAGATCCTAAAAGACCTGCAGGTGGATTCGAGGCATTTGTGAAAGCTATATGCACACAAATAGGAGCAGCAACAGAGATTCCAAGAGACTTGTTGCTGAAAGAGTTTAACGCCAGTTACTCAGCATCAAGGGCGGCACTTTTGGAGGCTTGGAAGGCATTTAAAATGTATAGAGAGTGGTTCACAAGTGATTTTTGTCAGCCTATATATGAGATATGGCTGTCTGAGGCAGTGGCAAGAGGCAGAATTAATGCATCAGGATTCTTTAGAGACCCTTTAATACATCAGGCATGGCTGGGAGCTGAATGGATCGGACCATCACAGGGACAGCTTGACCCAGTAAAAGAAGTAACTGCTGAAATCATGGCTATATCAGAGGGATTTACAACCAGAGAGGACAGTGCAGTCAGAATTAATGGTAGTGACTGGAATAGCAATGTTGACCAGTTACTGGCTGAAACTGATAAGATGAACCAAATCAACCAGGCGAAAGCGGATAATTCACAGGTTGTTAATTCAACCAATATTAATATGGGAGATACCATAAGAAGTGTAATTAAAGATGCTATTAAAGAGATATTGGAGGAGCAGAATGAAGCGAAAAAACGTGAAAATATATAATGGAACTGTTTCAGCTATGGCTACAGCACCTGAAGGACTTGTGGCTTATAACATGCTTGAGACAGATGACGACTCGGTTGAAATTAATATGTATGGAAATGTTGTTAGCAAACAGCCAGTTGACATATGGACAGGAGAGCCACTACCGGGTCTGTACATAGCACTTGACAGTTTTCTTAAGGATTTGGACAGGATAAAAGACAAGAAGAACATAAAGGTGCACATAAATTCTGTCGGTGGAGAGTTAACAGCAGGACTGGCTATCATGAATAGATTAAGCCAGTTAAAGGGTAAGGTTACAACTGTATGTGATGCATTAGCTGCATCGGCAGCAGGACTTATCTTACAGGCAGGGGATGAGAGGCTTATGTTTCCAGGTTCGCAGATAATGCTGCACTGTGCATCATGTCTGCTATATGGATTTTATGACACGGCAGAACTGTTAAAGATATCAAATAATCTTGAATCTGCTAATAAGACAGTAGTTGATGCATATGCCAAGAGGACTGGCAACACTCCTGAAAGCATCATGGATTTGTTAAAAAAAGAAACATGGATGACTGGACAGGAGGCAATTGATGCAGGTTATGCAGATGGATTTGTCACGGAGGGAGACGAGGCAAAGGTTACAATGAGTGCAGACAAAAAAATCATATATGGAAATGGCATTCCAATGTCGGCTATAGGGTTTAAAAACATACCATCTAATATATCAATTGAAAAGATGGAAGTTGCACCAGTGCAACCAGTTAATTCAGTAGTTACTGGCAGGCAGCCAGACACTATAAAAAATAATAAAGATGGAGGTACAAAGATGACACTTGAGGAACTTATGAAAAGTGACCCGGCACTCGTTGAACAGATCAAGAATGAAGCAGTCGCATCTGTTAGGAGCGAGTCAGATGAAGCGGCTCAGAATGCTGTTAATTTGGAAAGGAAAAGGCTGCAGGAGATTGAGTCAATTGAGAACGCTATAGCTGATAAGGAGCTTGTAGCAAAGGCTAAGTATGGCGAGACAGCAATGTCGGCACAGGAGCTTGCATTTAAAGCAATGCAGCAGGATGCAGCAGCAGGAAAGGAATTCCTTGCAAATATGCAGGAAGGACAGAAGGCATCAGGCGTTAATGATGTTACAAGCGTACCTATATCGAATGTTGCAATGAGTGTCGATGAGCAGAGAGCGAAGGATATTGCAGATGGAGCAGCCTTAATAGCTGGAGTGAAGGAGGTGTAGGTGTTGATGATGACTGGTAGAGAAGTAGTAGGAACATTTGAACATGATAATTTGTTCAGTGGAACAACTCACTCGGTTGATGTTTGCCAGATAACAATTGTTGCTGGCGCAAAACATACAAGGGGAGAGTTAATGGGGGTTAATAATGACGGCGAATGTGACATTCTTGGAACAGAAGGATATACAGCAGCATATGTACTTGCGGAAGATGCAGATGCAACTGATAGAAAGGTAGTTGCGACAGCATATCGAAGCGGAGGATATAATCGAAATGCGCTCATTGTAAAAGATAGATACACATTATCTGCAACAGATGAAAAGACACTTAGAGATGCAGGAATCTACCTTGATAATATGATGATGTAAGGAGGAGAAAAGAAAGATGATTAATATTTATGAAACTCATACTATGATGGCAGCTATTAGCTTAATTCCACCACGGAGGATATTCTTAAGAGACAGATATTTTCCAACAGCAGACGAAGATATCTTTGTGTCAGAGGACGTTCTAATTGAATATGAAGATGAAGAAAAGAAGAAACTGGCTCCTTGTGTTGTTCCGTACAAGGGTGGTATTCCAGTAGCACGAGAAGGATACAAGACTGTGCGATACACTCCAGCCAATGTTGTTCCATCGAGGGTACTCTCAATTACAGACCTTTTAAAAAAGCAGTTTGGTGAGACATTGTTTTCGCAGCAGCAGCCAGCGCAGAGAGAAGCAGCATATCTCAAAAAAGATATGAGACAGCTCATGAGTATGATTGATGGAAGAGAGGAGTACATGGCAGCCCAGACATTGCTCAATAATGGTTATACAATGAAACATTATGCGGACGAGTATGGTGGGAAAAAGTACGAGGAGTATCAGATCAAGTTCTATGATGAGGCTACAAATCCGTCAGTATATATCCCATCTGGCAAGATGGATACATCAGAGGAAGCTGGACGTAAATTCTTGGCAGATATATATGCTATGGCATGTATGCTTACCAAGAGAGGACTGCCGGCAACAGATGTTGTTACAGAGCCAACACTTGCAGCCCAGATTATGAATAATGAGTGGATTGTTAAGTTGATGGATAACAGAAAGCTTGACATGGTGCAGCTCAATCCGATTGAACTTCCAGATGGAGTTACATATATTGGTAAGATTAATGTCCTTGGTAAGATGCTTAACTTCTACTGTTATGAAGAGGAGTATGTGGATGAGTTGGGAGGTGCTAAGCAGTTTATCCCAGAGGGATATGCGATTGTTACAGCACCTAATTGTGGACACACTATGTATGGGGCTGTGACTCAGATTGAAGAGGCAGACCATGAGTACCATACATATGCAAGCAAGAGAGTACCGCACATAACTACAGATGCAAAGAATAGCATCAAGGAGCTTGATATGAATGCCAAGCCACTCACGGCTCCAAGGTATAAAAATTGTGCTGTATCAGCTAAGTTTATCTAAGAACTGTGGAGGTGCTATATGAAAGTTAGGATTGTTATAGATGGCAATTATGGCCATTATGAAAATGGCGTTGTTTACCCCAAAAATAAAAACAGTGAGCCATTTGAGCTGGATGATATGAAAGCGAAGGATCTGATAGCAAGAGAGATAGCAGTAGCTGTTGATGTGGCAGAGAAAGATGATTTGGAAAGAGATATGAAAGCGACTTATTTAGAGGACAGTAATATGTCATATCTTGAAGAGTATAGCTTTAAGGAGCTTCAGAAGCTGGCGAAGGATAGAGGTCTTTCAGGAGCTGGCTCTAAGGCAGAACTTATAGCCAGAATCTTAGAATCAGATGCAGGTGATAAACAGTCGGTCGGTACATCTGCAGATGATGAAAGTCCTGTATTAATAGCGCAGGACCCGGTGTGATGGGCTTAAAGGATATAATGCAGGAGGATATCGACAATATATATTTCAGTGAAGATGAATTCGGAGAAAATCATATTGTTGATGGCACAGAAATCACATGCGTGATTGATAAGGACACATTGAAAAAAGCTTCAGGAGGGGAAGAATTTGCAGTGAGTGATTCAGGCATTATTCTTCTTGCAAAGACAAAAGATATGCCTCCTAAAAAGCCATACGGCAGCAGTATTGTAATAGATGGTGTTGACTACATAGTTGAAGCATGGGAGGATGAAGCAGGAGTGTGTGAAGTGACATTATCAATCAACGTAATGAGTTAGGAGGTATCAGATGTCTATAGTTGATACAATATCGAAAATAGCGGACTGGCTTAATAGCGGTCCGTGTTTGAAAATAAAATTTAAAACACCTGCTCCTGAAGGGAAGGCAATGGATGAAAGTTACGAGTATAGTCTTGTACATCCGACAGCCTTCCCTTTATACGTGCCAGCGAGAGACCGACTTCCACCGGCAGTTAAAACAGAAATGCCATCAATAGCAGTAATGATTGAAGATGGTGAGGACAGGCTTGTGAAAGATAGGTATATCAATATTGTGTTAGCGTTTAGCTGCTGGAATCCTGGCAATCACGAGAAAGATATATTTTACAGCGGTTCAGATGAGAAGTTTGAGGCTTGGAAGAAAGAATACTTTCCGACAATCGAGGACAGACAGACTAAGGAAAGAAAGTTAGTAAAGTACCGAAAAACCGCAGAGGGCTGGATGGATTTGTGGAATTTTATAGACACGATAATAAGAGAGATTGAACAGATTGATCTTATTAACGGAATTGAGATTGTCAAAAATGTTCCAGTCAAATTTGAGCCGTTTAAAGAACAGGATTCAGTGCCAGATTACTACCCGTTCTGGTTTGGCACAGTACGTTTTACGGTACATGAAAACATTATAAGAAATAATGACATTTACAGAGAATTATTATAGGAGGAATAAATACATGGCGAATGAATATCTCTATGGCGCATATGGTCATGTTGGAGATTCGGTGGCGCAGAGTGCAACACAGGCTGGGACAACGCCTGTGTATGTTGGAACTGCTCCGGTTAATTTAATAAGAGACTACGCTAAAAAGCAGATTGTTAATTATCCGGTTAAAATCTCTAACTATATCAATGCACAGAAGAGTGTCGGCATAGCTGACGATTGGAGTGCATTTACATTATGTGAGGCTATATCAGCACATTTTGATAATGCGATTGGCAATATTGGGCCAATATACTTAATCAACGTGCTTGATCCCGATGTACACCGTAAGGATGCTAAGACAAGTGTTAATTTAACTTTTTCAAACGGAAGAGCTGTGATATCAAGTTCGACAATTATCTTAGACACGTTGGCATTAGATGAAAAGGTGGAAGGTGTTGATTACAATGTTGATTATAATTTCACTACTAGCACGGTGTTAATAACGAGTGCGGATGCATCACGCAAACTTACTGGAACAGTAGTTGCAAGTTTTGACGAGGTGGATATATCAAAGGTTACAGCAGAGGATATTATAGGTGGAGCAACGTCTGGAGGGGTATATACAGGACTTGGTGCATTACAGTTGTTATATCAGGAGCAGTATCAGGTATGCAATTTAATAGCCGCTCCAACATGGTCGGAAAAACCTGAAGTGTACAATGCAATGCTTTCAGCAGCACAGAAAATTAATGGACATTGGGATGCCTTTGTTGTTGCGGATATACCATTGACAGCAGCGACAATTGAGGAAGCAAAGTCATGGAAAAAATCTAATGGATATACGAATGAGCGTTCAAAAGTTTTCTGGCCAAAAGCTAAAAGTAATACTGGAAAAGTGTTTAATCTGTCAACGCTTGCGATTGTTGAGTTTATGAGAGCTGATTACTCACATAACTCCGTTCCAATGGAAACTTGTGGTAATAAGAAAGTTGCTGTGGTATCTCAGTATTTTGGAAAAGAAAGCAATAACAGAGGATTTGATCAGAAGACATCCGAGGATCTTACAAGCAATGGAATATCAACAGTGGTATTTTGGGGTGGTAACTGGGTGCTCTGGGGAGACCATACAGCAGCTTATGCATATGGTGCAGATGTAGACCCAAGATGTATTTTTGATGTGTCTATGAGGATGCTATTTCACATAACAAACAGTTTTCAGCGTGAGTGGGGAGTTGTAATTGATGAGCCATTCACACGTCAGCTAAAAGATAGAATTCTTAACAAAGAGCAGGAAAAACTGGATGGTTATGTGGCTATGGGAGCATTAATGGGACACCCAGAAGTGTTATTCCTTGAATCTGAGAACAGTACTACAGATATGATGAATGGTGATTTTAGATGGGATATTCCAGTTACTCCAACCCCACCACTTAAGAGTGCAAGCGTATATGTTGCATATTCGGATTCGGGCTTCTCATCATACTTTGAGGAATAGGAGGTGTAATCAATGCAGAATATAGATTTAACAGGAGCAATTAATGGAACTACAGCATATGTAGATGGTCAGCTCGTGGGACGCGATGTGACAGTGTCGCTCCCAGAGTTGGCATGGCTTACAGCCGAACTGCAGGCGACAGGAACAACAGAAATTCCAATATTAGGGCTGCTTGAGGCAATGGAGACGACAATAAAGAAGATTGGAATTGACAATGGACTTGTAAAGGCATGTACCCCAGTGAGTAAAGATTATGAGTTTAGATGGGCTCAGACGATAACAACACCACAGGGTAGTTCAAAGATAGTAGGTAGCAAGGCATCAATACGTGGAATTCCCAAGACTGTTCCGGGCATGGATGTTGAGCCTGGCTCAACGGTTGAAGCTGAAATACCAATAGCTACAACAAGATATGTTCTCTATCTTGATGGCAAAGAGGCTATTTGCATAGACAAACTTGCAGGGGTTATCCGTTTTGATGGCACTGATTATGCAAACAGCGTGAACGCTGTATTGTAGATTTATTATGGATTTTAGAAAGAGGTGCGTTTTAAGCACCTTTTTCTATGTATGGAAGGAGATTATAGATGAAACATACAATTGATTTAAGACATCCAATCTTAATTGATAACAAAGAGATTAAGAGACTTGAATATGATGTTGACCTCATAGATACAGACATGTTTGTAGAGGCGTTTACACTTTCAACACAGGTTAATACTGGAGGAGGAGCGAAGGTGTCGGTGGCAGAAACAGATGCCTCGTTACATCTGTACCTTGGATTTATGGCTATTAAAGCTTGTAACCCAAGCATGGATATAATGGACCTTAAACGTATTAAGGGTATGGATATTATAACGATTATGGGTATTGGAAGAAATTTTACATGCATGACTGCGGAGGAGTCAGACCCAAGCGACTCCGATCAGCAGTCAGAGCCTACTGCAGGATATATAATGCCAGTGTAACTGAGATGCGTAAGATGCCGATGGTCAGGTTACTTGAAGAACTGGGCGAGGCAACAATAGACCTCAAGGTTGAGGCAAAACAACGTGAAGCACAGTTCCAGAGGATGCGTATGAGCAGGCATCACAGATAGGAGTGATGTGATGGTAGGTGGCAAGGTGCTTGAAGCTGTCATCAAGATTGCTGGAACGATAGACCCATCAGTTCAGAAGGCAGCAACAAGCGCATCAAAAGCTATAAATGATATGAATAAAACAGTGACAGCCGAAGCCAAACAGACAGAGGCTGCCACAAAGTCATCTAGTAAGATAGGTAAGATATTAGGCAAGGTTAAGGTTGGATTTGTTGCTGTAGCTGCCGCTGCAACAACAGCAGCTACAGCAATCGGCGTGTACGCAGTCAAATCAGTTAACCAGGCAGCAGCCTTTGAAACGCAGATGGCTAATGTAGGAACATTGCTGGATGGCAGCACCCAACAAGTTAATGACCGCCTGGGCGAACTGGGTGATGACGTATTAAAGGTATCGAACAAAACAGGGGTTGCAAGCTCCGAATTGACCGATGGATTATATCAGATTATATCTGCTGTTGGTGATTCGGAGGGAGCAATCAAACAGATGGAAGTTGCAGCCAAAGCCGCAGCGGCTGGCGGAGCAACCACTACAGATGCCATTAATCTGCTCACGGCGGTCACAAAAGGATATGGAGATACCTCAGAAGAGGCGTTCCAGAAAGCATCTGACTTGTCGTTTGTGACAGTTAAACTGGGGCAGACGTCATTTGCTGAGCTGGCATCAAGCATGGGTAAGGTAGTGCCACTTGCATCCGCGTTAAATGTATCGCAGGAAGAGCTGTACGGAACATTTGCGACATTAACAGGTGTTACAGGTTCGACTGCCGAGGTTGCAACGCAGATGAAAGCAGTCATGTCTGGACTTATGAGTCCTAGCGAGAACATGACTAAGGCATTACAAAAGTTAGGCTACTCCAATGCTACAGCGGCACTTGAATCGTTAGGTTTTCAGGGCACGTTGAAAGCTCTTGGAGGAACTGTCGGTGATGATACACAGAGTCTTGCGAAGCTGTTTAGTTCTGTTGAGGCTCAAACAGCTATACTGTCTCTTGCAGGGTCACAGTCAGATAATCTGACTGAAAAGACAAAAGCCATGTATGAAGCGACAGGGGCTACAGACAGGGCATTCGGCACGGCTACAGATACACTGGAGTATACAATTAAGACGATTAAGAATCTGGGAGCCAACTTCACTACTGCTGTAGGCAGAAAGATTTTACCAGTTGTAAAAGATGTGGCTCAGAAGGCACTGCCGGCTATAACGGAAGGGCTCGACAATCTTGAGCCAGTACTTAATACAGTTATACAGGCATGTTCGCCTGTGTTTAATGTTGTGGGAAAGGCGGCAAGTGCGTTATCACCATTACTACAAGGAGCGTTGATGGGAATTATATCAATAGCTCAATATATAAGTCCTATATTTTCAAAAGTTAGCGATGGTTGGAGTAAGGTAACTCCGATTATAGCTGATTTTGCACAAGGATTAATCCCACAGGTTGGACAGGCACTGAAAGCATTATCCCCTATTGCAAATGCTGTGTTTTCTGGCGTGATGCCATGGATTAGTATGATAGCGCAACTGGCAGGTTCGTTGTTGCCAGCTTTGCACAATGTGCTGAAGCTGATACAGCCTATAATTCAGTTTTATGGCGGATACATAGGCGGTGTAATCTCAGGACTGTTCACTATCATTAACGGACAAATCCAGAACATTATAAACGTGATATGTGGCGTGTGTGATGTGCTTAATAACATCTTTGTCGGCGATTGGGCTGCAGCTTGGGAGTCGGCTAAACAGGTCGTTAAAAATGTTGCATCTGCACTTGTGGGAATCTTCATGACACCTGTTAATGGCATTATAACGCTGATTAATTCAGCAATTTCAGGTATTAATAACATTGGATTCACTATTCCAGACTGGGTTCCGGGCATTGGAGGCAAAGCATTTAATGTTAATATACCTACGATTCCGATGGTACAGCTTCCAGCGTTTGCCGCAGGAGGATTTACTACTGGACCATCAATTGCAGGTGAGGCAGGAACAGAGGCTGTTATATCGTTCAACAAAGCATATAGAGGCGATAACCTTAACACATGGGCTAAAGCTGGTCAGATGCTTGGAGTTGATGACACGCTGGTTAATGCATTGGCTGGCAGAGGCAGCAAGTTGAATAACAACAATTTCACATTTGCTCCAAACATTACTATTAATGGTGATGCTAATAAGAGTGACGTGCTTGAGGCTATCAGGGAAGCCAAGGAAGAGTTTTTAGATTTGCTGGAAGAATTTTGGGATGAAAGGGGACCTGAATATGAGTAAGTATTACAAGTACAGGACACGAAGTGGTGATACATTCGATATGCTTGCTATTGCGTTTTATAACGAAGAAAAGCTTGCAACACGTATAATTGAATGTAATCCTCGCTATAGTGGAACTGTAGTGTTTGAGGCAGGAATCCTTCTTTTTGTCCCAGTTCTTGAGGAAGAAAACACTAAACCTGAAACTGTAGCACCATGGAGGCGGTAGGATGAGATTATTATATAATAATTCTGATATAACCAGTGCTTTTAAAATTATTAAATGTGTGCATGACATGTACACAGAGAAGAAAGCAGACACATTATGTGTTAAATTATATGACCCGTCAGGTGCATGGATTAACTGGAAGCCTGAGGCAGGTGATGAGATAAGGTGTCAGTTTAATAACGCTGATACTGGCATAATGTATGTTAACAGTATTGTGCCAGAAGGTACATGTATAACATTTTTTGCAAGTTCAATCAGGAAAGCAGACATGCTCCCAAGACAGAAGTCATGGGAGCGTGTTTACTTTAAACAAATAGTAGATGAGATTGGCGAAAGAAATGGGATGGCTGTTACATATTATGGCGTTGAGGATAAGCTTTATGGATGGATAAGTCAGGATGATGTGAATGATTATCAATTTTTGTATAAACTGTGCGTTGATGAAGGGTGCTCGTTTGTTGTTTACAATAAAGATTTGCATGTGTTTAACCTAGATTATATGTATAGCCAGAAAGTACTTGTTAAGATAACAGCACCTTCTAACAGCGAATTCAGATGGATACAGACAGATGACAATGTAACAGGAGTGTTTAAAGATCCGACGAAATGTCTTGACACAATAAGTGCTGGCAGTGTTGTCAATTTATCAGATAGTCTGGGGCGATATAGCGGAAAAGCATATATAAAACATATTCGTTTTGACTATGTAAATAAGAGCACTAAGGTGTGGTTTAAGGAGGTAACATGAGTGTTATTCAGAAGGGAACAGTGCTTGCACAGAATGAAGACAAGGTCAGGGTGCAGGCTGTAAATTTAAAAAACACCGTATCACCAATGATAACTGTAGCTGCACATTTAAAAGGGCAGATACTGGATAAGGGAACAAAGGTTGCTTATGTCATATTCGATGACGGCACGGGGTTGGTGATAGATAAGATGGAGGATTGAGATGCAGATAGCTTCGTTTGGTAATATCAGTTGGGTAATTGATGCCACCCAGATAATCAATCTTCAGGACTTAAGCACGTCATATGAACTGGAAAGTGATGCCAATGAGGGAGATAGATTAAAGCCTCAAACAGTGTCGCTGAAAACTAACTACATAAGGACGTCAGGATGTCCAGACTTAACAAGCGTAATCCGCATGTGGAAAGATGCGGTAGGAACTATTGCACCATTGGATATCTCTGGTTGGAACAATCCAATAGTAACATCAAATCTAAAACTTAAAAAGGTTGATGTGTCAGACATTAAGATGGATGTCAACGGAAGCCCTGTAATGTGCAGTATAAGTGCCAGCTTTGAAGAAGCCGAAACTGGCAGTACATCAGAAGTAGTTACAGAAAGCGAGGATTTGGCGCAGCAGTCTTATGTATCAGCCCTTGAAGTAGAACCAAGTGAATCGGAGAAAGAAGAATGGAAGCCTCAGGGATGGGATGATATTGACCCTCAATATGAGGGATTGTATGAAGCTTGGTAGGAGGTGTGATATGAAAGCAAGTGGAAATGGTAATCCTATGCAGTGCGTGTCAAACCTTATAAGGCTTGTAAGGGGTGAAGTTCCTTACCAGCGTTGTAAAGGCCTTGACCCGAGGCTGATTGATAAGCCATATAGCACGGTCAGGTCGGCATTGAAGAAGGATGTCATATGGACTATACAGACGTATGAGCCAAGGGCGGATATTAAATCAATAGATATAGATGCCCTCATGGAAGAACAGGGTGCATATGAGCTTAATATCTATGCTGCGGAAGGGAGTTAATGATGGCAGATATTAAATTGATAGAAACAGATGCAGCAGTGCTGTATAACAAAGTCATATTAGAGCTTGAGCAGGGATGTGGTGAGCCACTATACCCAGGTGATGAGAGGCGTATATTTGCAGAGTCGCTTGTTGCATTTGTCGTTCAGATGTGCAATATGATTAATGATGCGTGCAAACAGAAGATGCTTGACTATGCAAGAGATGAGGTGCTGGATGCATTAGGAGCTAGAACTAATACATTAAGAATCCAGCCCAAATATGCTGAGACAACCATACGCTTTGGACTTAATAGCATAATTAGAAACAACATTGTAATCCCTAAGGGCACAAGAGTTACACCAGACAATAATGTCTACTTTGCAACGACAGAAGCAGCAGTCATACATGCTGGAGAAACATTTGTTGATGTGCCAGCGAAGGCGATGGAAAGTGGAGAGAAATACAATGGATATTTAGCTGGTTCGATATGCCAGCTTGTCGATTTGATCCCATATATTGATACAGTCAGTAATATATCTGCAACAGATGGCGGTGACGATGGAGAGCCATATAATGATGAAGGTAACGCTAAGTATAGAGAGCGTATAAGGCTATCGGTCAGTAAGATTACAACTGCAGGACCAGAGGAGTCATATAGATTTTATGCGCTATCAGCAGATGCCTCAATAGCGGATGTGTCAATAACATCACCTAATCCTGGGGAAGTTAAGATAGTACCGATATGTCAGGGAGGAACGATACCGACATTTGAAATCTTAGAAGCAGTTAATAACATATGCAGTGCGGATGATATAAGACCAATGACAGACAAAGTTATAGTCGAAGCTCCAGAACAGATTGCGTATGACATTAATATTAAATGCTATATTACCAGTGGGAAAGAAGCGGAGTGCATTAATACGATAGAAGGTGCTGGTGGTGCAATTGAGCAGTACAAAACATGGCAGGATACAGTTATGGGAAGAGACATTAATCCTGATAAGCTACGAGCCTATGTGTTAGCTCCAGCAAGCGGAGTAGCAGCAACAAGGATAGATGTTGTTAGTCCGCAATACACGGAACTGTCTGAGATACAGGTGGCTAAATGCAATGACATTAAAATCGAATACGAGGCAGGTGAGGAGTAGTGGATATTAATAACCCACATATGCTTGACATTATTCCGAATTTTATGATGGACGATGAAGCTGTTAAGGTTTTATCAGAATTTATGGACCAGTGTATAAAGAATATAGCTTGTCATATAAATGTAATGAGTGTATGGACTGCAATTGATGAAATGACATCTGAACAGCTTAATACGCTTGCTGGAGAGCTATATATTCCATGGTATGACCCAAAAGCAGATATAGCTGCAAGAAGAGCTATTATAAAAGAATCTGACAAGATACATGCTACCTTGGGAACAAAGGCAGCAGTCGAGAGAGTTGCTAACATATATTTTGGTGAATCAAGCGTAGTGGAATGGTTTGAATATGGTGGTAATCCACATTGTTTTAAGATTGAGACTGTTAACCAGCAGATTAAAGCTGAGAAAGCTCAATCTTTTTTAAGTATACTGGAACAGGTCAAGCGTAAATCAGCACACCTTGATGCGATAAGTGTTGTCGCAGACAGCGAGATTAAAACTGTTATTGGCGTGGTTATGACAGAGTATGAGGTATGCGAAAGCACAGTATTGATATAGGAGGTAATATGGCTACATTTAAAGACTATCTAACCACTGAAGGGAAGGCTTTGGTGACGAGAATGTTAGCTGGCGAATGTACAATACATTTCAAAAAAATTGTATTTGGCGATGGATATATGCCAGCTGGAACTGAGGCGAGAAATATAACGGACATGGTAAGCCCTAAATGTGAAAGCGAAGCGGCAGCAGGATGTAAGGGCAGTGTTGTGACAGTGACTGGAACATTTACTAATAAAGAATTTACGGAAGCGATGTATTTAAGGGAAAAGGGAATATATGCATCTGACGGAAATGGTGAAGATATATTAATGCTATACGCTAATAATGGTGATATGGCAGAGTATATACAGCCAGGCGTTAGTGCCTTGATTGAAAAGGTTGTTAAAACAGTATTACAGTTTGCACAGGATGATATTGTCAGTATAGCAGTGTCGAGCGGAATATATGTCACTGTGGAGGATTATCACACAGACCAGAAGGTGCTGATTGAAAACATAAATAATAAAATAAAAAGTTTTACAGAAATAATAAAAGAGCTTAAAGAATATGAATGTAAAATTGCACCAAGATATGTAACAGACATAGAAGTTGAGTCGGAGAATCAAGCTGTTGTAATTAAATGGAAAGATCCAGGGGAAACATTTATTGATGGTGTAAGAATTGCCTTGTGGGATGGCACGAAGCTTGTGTACAATGATGACCATTACCCACAGACACCTGAAGATGGTACATTGGTTGTGGATAATACAGTGAAAAATCAATATAGCGCTAACGGGATAATCGTTGATAATCTTGTTAACAGAAGGAATTATTTTTTCCGGTTCTTTCCATATTGCGTATGCGGTGGAATTAATGATTATTCAGACGAAAATAAAGTTGTCGGAACTCCCGGACTTATTCCGACAGATCCGGTTACAGACATATCTGCAACGCAGAATGATGCATCAATTGTATTAAAGTGGACTGACCCGGAGGTTAAATCTGACAGGCAGGTTACATGGGCTAAGACAGTGCTTGTATATAAAACAGGTTCATTTCCTACAGATACAACAGATGGAACTGTTGTAGAGTCCACAGTCAACAATCAGTATCAGGTTACAGGATTGCCAATTAAAGGGATTAAATCAGGAGTAATGTATTATTTTTCTTTTTTCCCTGTATCGACAGATGGCGTTGTTAATATGGATGAAAGCCAGAGGGTTTCATTCATGGCACAGACAGAAATAGGCACCGTTACTAACATATCAGCGAAACAGAGCGGCTCAAACATAATATTAACATGGACTGACCCAGAGGACTCAACAAATACAGGTGTTAAGTGGGGGAAGACTGTTGTTGTATATAAGACAGGCTCATATCCAACATCAATAACAGATGGTAATGTTGTTACAGAGACAACCCGTAATCAGTATAAGAGCAACGGATTAACTGTTTCTGGCATATCATCAGGTAAAACATATTACTTTTCATTATTTCCGATTGCAACAAATGGAACAGTTAATACATCAACGTCTCAAAGAGCATCTGTTACACCTCAATTTGCAATAGTGAATGTATCAACTACAGATAGAGAATTGTATGGAAAAAAGGTAACTGCAACAATTGGAAGTAATGTTGTGGCTGGGACATTCAGTAATAATGGACAGTGTGGTCTTGCTATTCCGTGGACAGGTATTGCCAAAATAAAGTGTGAGCAGACTCTTGGACTGGCAGATACAACAGTGACGATATCTTCAATGACAACATATTCTGCAATTATTAAACTACTTAAAATTGTAACGTGGGCTAATGGAGCATGGAGTGAAATAAGTGCTATGTTATCAGCTCATTATTCTGGCAGGATAAATGTATCTGATTATTGGGCAGTAGGAGATAAAAGAAGTGTAACGCTTAATGCAACGGATATAACCAAGAAAGGCGTTAATGACCCTGATTATCCAGGAGATTCTGGCGTATCATCACTCCCTCAGAAAAACACATATTTAATAATATTAGGATTTAACCATGATGAGTTAACTACCTCAATAGGAGTGAGAAAAAAGACAGCAGTAACAATCGGGATACCGAGTATTGGAAAACTTCCATTTGAGCCTGTAGATGAGGGGCATTCCTATAGTGGTGTGGTATACCCACTTAGCTGTATAGCAAGAGTGCTTAATAACAGAATCTATACATATAGATTTCCATCAGAATTAAAAGCACTTTGCAAAAATACAACTATAAAATACACGTATGATGGAGCATCAACTGGAACAGCGGTCAAAAAGATTACATCATCATACGGAAATTCAAAAATCGCATTGCTGTCTGCCTCCGAGATAGTCGGCACAGACAATGTGTATCTTAACTTAGGAAATACTTTGGGAGCTGTTAATTTTGATGATGGAGTCCAGTATGAGTATTTTAAAAAATACAGATTTTCGCAATTTGGAGGCGGCGTGAGTAATTATTACAGTTGTACAAGGAGCGTATTTTGGAGTGGTAAAGAAGTTTCGATGGTTGTTGCTTATTATAAAAACAGCTATAGTACTCGTGATGTTGTATATCATGGGAAAAACAGTGCGTATATGTTCCCTTGTGAGCAGGCTGTTAAATTATGTTTGTAACAGGAGGAATAAGATGGAAGAGCTTTTTAAAGCCATTAATGATGTATCCAAAAAAATTAACGATTTATACGAGGAGCTTAATACAGTTGCTGAAAGATTGAACAATAATCTTGATACAACATCAGGTGCAGTGGATGAGTTAGCAGAGACAACTGATATGAATATGGCTGTGTTAGATGAATTAGCAGAGACCCTTGCAGTAATAGAGGAGCGTGTCACTGCATTAGAACGCAGGGAAGGAGGTGAATAATCGATGAGAGCAATGATTAGATTTTATTATAAGATGGTAGAAGCCGGAGTTAAACACTGGACAGATATTCCAGGCATATGGAAGGAGGATACTATCAAGGCATTAAAAGAAAAGTATATATTGAATGAAGATGGAACAGTGGTAGAGAAGTAAGAGGTTAAAGCCTCTTTTTTTAATGCAAAAAAAGGAGAAGACTATAATGCATGTATTACAAGTATTAGGGATAGCTGCAATTCCAGGCACACTGGCTGTAGCAGCTATTAAGATGATGTTTGCACGGTTTGTAAAAATTAATGATGAGAGAGACAAGAATCGTGAAAAAAGAGATTTTTTGCTGTACAAAGGAATAACAGCATCAATAGGACTGTCTGCAACAATGGCAGAAGAATTGGCAGAAAAAAATCACGTAAACGGAAAGACACATGAATATGCAGAGTATGCAGTTAAAGCTAAGCATGATCTTGATGATTTCTATGCACAGCTTGGAGCTGGGAGCATGAATTAAGGAGGAGGTTAGATGTCTACAATAAGATATGTGATTAAGCCTGAGAAGGCAGAAAGACATAATGGGCATGAGAAACGCTTTACTACCACAAAAATATTAGTCTATTCAATAGGATTAATATGTGCTGTTCTGCTCACTTTATTCGTTTATTCAGTACTTAAATTTGTCAGCATAATTAATGATGGCGTGCTTAATGGGGTTGCAACCAGCAACCCTTATTTTGTCGCATACGCAACCTTGATAACACAAACAGTAGCGGCTCTTGCAGCCTCATTTACACTTCTTGGCTATGTTTCAAAGCATTACATGAATAAATCGGCATTAGAATTTGTGTTCAAATCGGAGCTCTGGCAGGTTGATTATAAGTTGAAACTACAAAAAAGGAATGAAGACCTGAATGTGTTTCCGCCAAAAGACGTGAAAGTAGCACTGGATAAGGCAGACAGTCATATTGAACAGGCTAAAGCTGGTAAGATTAATAAGATCCTTAATGAGGATACCACAACAAAGATAATTTAGGAGGTATAGATATGAGTGCGGAAGTAATAACAATAATAATATGTGCGGTTGCAATAGCAACATCAGCTTTAGTACAGGCTGAAAAGCAGTTCCTTGAAGCCATTGGAAAGAAGTACATATCAGGAATGCTTGCAGCATATACATCAGTGATTGTAGGCGGTTTTATATTTGCCTTATACATCAACATTAATAATATTAAATTTGATGCAGTAATGTTTCTTTTGATGGTGGCAGTGATGGTATTATCGTGGGCTTGCTCTCAGATCGGATATGACAAAGTCAAGCTGATAGTAACGCAGATTGCAGCATTGCATCTGTTTGATAAATTAAACAAGTAAGGAGCGTGACTATTATGGAACATGGAATAGATGTGAGCCGTCATCAGGGCAACATTGACTTTGAGGCTGTTAAGAACAGTGGCAGAGTGAAATTTGTGCTAATTAAGGCAGGAGGGTCAGACGGAGGTTTCTACAAAGACGGAAGATTTAGAGAATACGTGGATGGCTTTAGAAATGTCGGAATTCCAGTGTTAGGAGCATATTACTATGTCGGAAAAGACTGTGTAACTACTGAAGATGGATTAGCAGATGCTGATAGATTTTGTGACATAATTGACGGAATAGGTATTCCATATGCAATAGTAGACTTAGAGTCCACTGACCCACCAATGAAAGCTGGAGTAACAGATGCTTGTATAGCATTTATGGACAGATGCGTTGAACGTGGATATGAGTCTATGATTTATGCTTCTGATATAAGCGGTTTCAAGGAGAAGTTAGATATTAACAGACTTGCTGGATATAAGAAGTGGGTTGCTAGATATGGTGGAAATGCACCTGAGTATGTCTCAGATTATGCAATATGGCAGTATTCATCCGTAGAAAATATAGATGGCATATCTGAAAATACGGTGGATTGTGATTACTTGTATGACGAAGAGATGATAGCATACATAAACAGTGCTTCTGGCGAGACAAATACAGGGAGTTGGACCAGAGAGCAGGCTGTTGGTTATGTTAAAGGACTTTACAGAGGACTGTTATATCGAGATTATGGCGATGGTGAAAACGAGGCTATCATTGAAGCTCTCATGGGAAATATGACAAGAGTAGAGGCGTTTGATGCTATAAGAGGTACAGATGACTATAACGATGAGTATTCCAAGAAGGATCTGATAGCAGCTTGCTACAGAGTCATGAGATATGGCGACAGTGCATCGGATGAAGAGATAGATTACTGGCAGCAGTATACGCCGGATGAGATAAAACACGGCATATTATATTCAGAAGAGTTAAATAGTAGATATGGGGTGTGATATAAATATGGAAGAAAAAAAGACAAGCAACAGCTTAAATCAGATAGTGCCTGGTAGCAAGGTTATATATGAGGATGGGGTATATAATGTTGGCCAGATAAAAGGAAATATGATTGAGCTATATAAGTGCAGCTTTTATGCTGGTATGGTTAATATTAATGATGTAGAGGTGCTATAAAAATTCTCGGTGTATTAGACTTGTAATCTAATATGCCGAGATTTTTTGATTTAAGGACATTAGAAAAATATAATATTGTCTTATAAGTTTATAAAGATGTATAATGCTGTTATAAAATTATAGAGTTATATGAGGCATAGCTGATATGAAGATTGAATATTTTCAAAAAGATGGAACTTTAGATGTGAGTGCACTTCATGGTGGAGTATATAGGGTTGACATGCAAATAAACGATGAAGTGATTAACTTGTATGTAGGGGAAGCTGGGTGTATTGTGAAGAGATGTGGGCAACACTTATTAAAATTATCAAATGACCTAGGTTATTTTGGATTAGTTAATGAAAATTTAGAAATAGAGAATTTAACAATACGTTTTTCAGTGCATAAGCCTATTCAAAAGGCAAAACAATTGAATCATGATGCGGATTATATTGAAGAACAAAATTTGGTAAAGAGTAATTTAAAACCATTGCTGCAAGTGCCAAGCCAGAAATCTGATAGAATGTTAAGTGAAAAACAAAAAATACAAAAAGTTCAGGAGAAAATAAAAAAGATTTTAAATGAAGCAGTGTGAATGTGTGAATTTATATTGCATAAAAAGGTCTGTGTGTACAATTTGTGTACAAAAAAGCTGGGAATGCAGTAAATAAGCGATATTTCAGAACTAAATCATATGATTCGTAATCAGTAGGTCGTGGGTTCGAATCCCATCA